ACCAACTGCATCTTCAACCATGTACCAAAGCTTACGTGGTGTAATTTGCCAAACACCATCAGCAGGCTCAATAATGCCTCTGCGCATGACAATCTGCGGACCACTCATTAAGCCTGCGTTATCCATCACATTACGCACCGCAGCATTCAACATGCGCTGTGGCGTTCTAATTTGTCTTGATACGCCGATACCAGCCCAGTAGCCATCACGCTCTTGCCAGTTCATCACGTCATAAGGGAATGCACCGCTATCAAGTGGATTAATTGCCGCCTTTACTACACGGTCATTAATCATCACCACGATTGCTGGCACGCTATCATCACCTTCACATGGGCACCCTGCGGCTTCCATATCCTCTGGTGAAATAAAGCCTGTGTAATACCAAATCTCGTATTGGCTCTTATTGTCCAAGTTAAGTGATTGACGTTCTGCGTCTTTCTCTTCTAGGTTCTTTTTCTGCGGACCTTCTTCAATACACATTTCCAACATTTCTTTAATGTATGAAGGGTCTTGTTTCAAATCATCCATGCCACGAATAGTGATACGGTCTTTCTCAAAGACAAACGAACCATTGTGAATATCATTGCCGCATGAAGGGTCTGGGTATAAATCCCAACAATCAATTGAGCGTGATTCTGGGTAGATTTCCATCTTGCGAACAATAGAAGTTAAGCCGCCTTCTTTGCTAATTGATCCAACGGTTCTAGCGACTGGGTACGGACCTTTAATCACTCCGGTACCTAACCTTGCGCAACTTTCAATCACCTTGCGTGTTTCGTGGTTAAAGCGAGATTCTTTTAACCAATCATCAATGCGTGTTTCAGCATCCTTAGCGGCAAGTCGTGCAACCTCAAGTATTTGTTCGGCATGTTCGCCTACGGTCATTTGCTTTGGATTGCCTGCATCATCTGAACTCATAACAGGCTGGCCGTTAGGTGCAACTAATGGCTCTTTGCTTTTGTTATTCTTTAGCAAGCTTGGGATTGGTGTAGGTTCTATTGCCCAGTTCTGATCATCAGTAGGTAATAACATATCAGCCACCTTTGCGGCAGCTGCATCAACGTATGATCGAGTAATGTTTAAGAAAATGCGTGAACGTGTTGCTTTTTTTTTATCCTTGTCGGCTCCGCCTTCTGGTGATAAAGGCTTGCCACGGTTACGATACAGGTCGCGGTTAGCGTCATCTATCCCCTCGTAGTGATCTTCATCCTCGCGCCAATCCTCTTCAATGCCAGATAGTTGACGCGCCTGAATAGCTTCTTCGCGCTTTTTAACTAAGACTGTGCTTAAAGATTGCAGCCTAGAGATACGTTCTTCGTAGGCTTTCTGCTCTTCAAGCTTTTGCGCCTCTTCATCAATCTGCGCCGTTAATTCAACGTTGTTCATGGATGTTATTACTCTTCCATGTCCATCATCATGCCGCTTTTAATTGGCTCTTTTACGCTTGCATTAAATGCCGCTTCTTCAACTTCTGGTGGAGGCTCATCACCTAGTAAAATACGCTCAGCTACATCAACACCTGCTTCAAAAGTTTCTACTGGCTCAAAGTCTTGAGTGTCAATCGTAGCTGGATCAACTTCACCAACTGTCATTTGGCCTTCATCGGATAACATAATAACTACTGCGAATGGCATGATAAACACTCCGTAAACTAATTTAATTTACAGAAAAGATAACAGTGTCCATGTGTGTGACAGGCGTAAAAAAGCCCACGGCTTAGGTGGGCTTGGTGTTAACCTTTATTCAATGTGGACTTTAGGCATTAACCTTTACCATATCCTTGCCATTCCAAACTAAAGTCACACGATTAGTTACCTTGCCGCAGTGAACACAAGTATGCGTTCGATCATACTTAGTGACGATTTGAGCATTAATAGATGGCATCCATTTATCTTCTATGCGTATTGAGTGAAATCCTAAGTTACAAATAAATTTTCTAATCATTGCACAGTCCTTTTATAAATTGTCATATCAATACCCAACTTCGCTATCAAGTACACCAAATCCAGATGAAGGAGCAGTCCGTTTAGGTGTGTTTACTTTGGCGTGGCGTAGCATCATGACCGCATATCTAACCGCACTCAAAATATCATCAAACTCTTTAACTATTTTACCATCCTTGCGATGATATAAGCGGTACTCTTCAAAGTAACCGTCCAAATGTGCGAACACTTTAAACCGCCCTGTTTGCATACGGTCTAATATTTCAAGCACACCTGCCTCAACGCCATTACCGCCGGTGCCTTCTTCTTCACCTTTTTGTGGTGGATGAGTTGCTTTATCCTTAAGCATATTCACGCCTAAGTTACGGTACTGTTGTGCAATGGCTTCGCCAGAACCTTTGTCGTGCTGCAATCCATCATGAGGCCATGCAACAGGAATCCATTTACCCCTTGCGTTGATTGAAACAGAATGCACGGCTGGCGTTTGCTCACTCAATCTGTGAATGTCATATACATAAACAATGTCTGCATCTCTATCCCATGCAATCCAACCTGCTGCAGTCGGGTGATCCCAACCGAAGTCCAAACCTGCAATGCGTGGCCAGTGTGCAGGGATTGAGAAAGGCTGCACTTTAATCAACTCTTCATCTATTGTAAAAATACGTCCTGAACCTAGCACTGGAATCCCCCTTGATCGTGCATCACGTAGATGCGATGGTGTCGAATCTAACAATTCTCTTTTAGTTTTCTCGCTGAGGTGAGGTACATCGTCAATTCCACCCTGCCATAACAAGGTACTTCGATTCAGAAACTTTAGGCATCTGATCCCCCTGATATGGCAAGGCGTGTTTGGCCTGCTCCATTCATGTAGTTGGCTTTCATTATTTAAGCTTCATTCCCTTTGGTATGAACTGCATTACTGTATCTGTCATGCCTTCTAGTGGTGTAAATGTCATGTAAATTAAACCTTCTGTTGTTGCTGTTCTTATCAAGCATTCGCCATATATATCCATTGGCGGCTCTTCGTCCAACCAAATGCCATCTTGTTCAGTGCCTTCAAAAGCACCCCTGCCTTGTTGATATGATTTAAGGCCAAGCAAAGAGAAGCCTCCATTAACATGTTTAATCTCTACCTTATCAATCAAATCACTAACGCCTTGCTTCCAGCTAATATCACCGATGCATTCACCTGGTATTAATCCAGTGCCGCTTAATCGCTTAGTTGACCCACTGCCTTGCACCTTGCCAAATAACTTAGCTTGCACAATGTCGCGTGTAGTTTCATTCGTCTTACCAGCCGCCCAAAAGCTAACTGGCGCATCCCACATCGCACCATTCCACCATGGAGGATATAACCCTGTTAAATGCAATGCCGTTTCATAACCTCCTGCGCCTTCTGTCTTACCGATACGATTTGCCGCCATAAAACAACGCTCTCTGTATATGTCGCCAGCCTCGAAAAACTCCATGTGCTTAGGATATAACTCACGGCGCAATGGGCCTTCTTCTGGGTAATATGTATAAAGTTTTCTTCTACTTAGCCTTCGTAGCTGCTCTTGCTGAATTTTTAGCGCTTCCAATTGCAGCTTGCGCAGCTCTGAGGGCTTCTTGGTTAGCGTTGTATCGCTGTTCAAGTTCATCGTCATTTAACCTTTCAAAATCACCAGGGGAGCCAGTTTCTTTGCGCTCAATGAACATTCCTAGATGCTTAGCAACATTCTCTAGCGCAGAACTCTGGTCAATCATCTTTATTTCAAGACCTTCTTTAGTGACCTTAACCCCTGCATAAAGCATTGCTGTTTGTTCATCAATGGTGCGTGTGTCATGTGGCGTGACTTCACCAGTGCCGCGACCAAAACATTTAGGACACTGTGCATGTGGAGTATGTGTTGGGTTAAATCCATAGCCACCGCCATTGTCTGGTATAACATGCACCTCATCTGGATTTGCTTCGGCATAGTTCACAGCTTCTGCATAGGCTGATGTAAATTCATCTTCATCAATCCATTGATACAAATGTGATTTACCATAGCAATAACGGCAAGCGCAGCGCCTATACTCAATTAGCTTGCGCGGATCTGCTGTTGCAATCTTCCACCAGCGATCAAGCACCATGTCTTGAGTGATTTCAGTACGTTTTGAGCGCTCATCTATTCGCATGGCGATATATTCAGAAACCTTAACATTGCTTAACAATCTTGAAGCCTGAACTTCTGCCGTCTTTTCTGAATACCCACAACGAATAGCAGCCTGCTTACCATTAAGATCAACAAGGTACTCATCACCAAATCTAATTTGTTTTTCATTTAAACTCAAAGCATCACTCCTGCATTGCTTGCCTGCAGCGCTGCACTGTTTCAATAGTTGTGTTTAATACATATTCAGCAGACAATTCTATTTTTTTAGGCGTAAGCTCTGCCATTACATACCATCCCGATAATTCTTAGCAGGAATCCTGCCTGCTTGTTCTTTTTTAATCTGGCAACCGCCCAAAAAAGAATTTTCATAAGCAAAGTTACCGCCTTTCCACTCTTCGCTACATTTTTTATTACCTTCCAAATACGTAGCAATACAGCCAAATAAAATAAGCACCGCAATAATTAATATTGAGCGAATCATTTCTATAATTATGTTCATATCAACTTTTCTTTCTCATCGTTTAAAACAGATTTTTATAAGTCATTTGGCTTTAATCATCCTCACAAACATGAACACGCGCTTTTACTGTTGATGGTATCGGCACTACTTGGCTAAATATCCCAATGTTATAAATCACTGGCACTTGTTTCTTTCGGTACAAATGCGTCACTCTGTTTCTTTTCTTGTAATCTACCCACTCAACTTTCTTGCACTCTATTGAATCCAATCGCTCTACCGCTATTTGTAGGAGCTTTACCGCCTGGTGAAAGTTAATGCCAACGTTCTTACTAATCTCTGCCGCTGATTGCCACTCATTACTTAACGAGCCGTCTAGTAAAACAATGTTTTCTAGCTTTCTCTGTCTGCGTGATTTTTTAGAGAAGAACGATTTATAGCGAACTACAATCGTTCCCAAGTCATCCCATAAAGGGTATTTAAAGTTGTCGTAAATTACGCGCATTGCTACCCTGCTTTAACTTCTTCCAGTTTCTGCATCTTGACTATATCTGCCACCATCTGATGCGCAGGTGATTTGTCGTCAATGACAGGGTGAAATTTAACTTCTATCTCTACCTCGCCGTTTGGTAGGTCTTTAATCTTTACTAATGCTTCTGCCATTTCATTCCCCTTCGTTAAAAAATTTATTACAACAATCCCATGGTTGAAGCAATATGCACCTTGCCGGTCCTAGTTGGCACTCTTGGTACATGTTGCATTTTTACTGTCATCACGCCGTTCACATACTTTGGCTTATCTTCTGGCTCATCTTTTTTCATGCGCAAATCTTTAACATCTGGCTCTCTTAAACTGCCTTGGTCATACAAAGGCTCAACTGTTCTATACAGCATCAATCGCTGGCTTTCTTGTCCTGATATTTCTTCAAGGTACCCTGCATCACGTAAGAATCTAAAGTGAGCATAAAATGCGTTATCTGATTGCAGACCTATTAACAGTCTTACTTCTGAGCCTTTCTTTGCACTGGCGCAAACATCTAAAATCTTCTGCCTAATCTCTGCTGTACTTAAGTTGGTTACTTGGCCTGCTTTAATGTACTTACTTTTTCTCAGTTCGTTTTTTACGCCTGATAAGCGCTTAACAAAGTTAACCTCACGATCAGTGAGTTCTGTTTTGAGTGATTGATATAAATTGCACCATCTTCCGTTTTTGCTTGTGCCACGCGAAATAGTCATTAATCCTTGCGATACGAATAGATTGCACATCTGATTTAGTTTGATGTAATCAGATTGGTGTTCTGATTTATCTTTTGCACCTGATGGCTCTTCAAACATTCTTAGCACTTTTTCATATTTTTGCTTTTCGTTCATGCTGCTAACCTTTCTTGTTCTTTTTTTGCTTCTTTAATCATTGATTTAAACTTTGCGATCAATTCTTTACACTCATCTACGGTGTAGCGGTGGATTTCGTTGTAGTTCTCTATAAATTCAAATCGCTCCATGCCTATTTTCTTTATCAGTCGTGGGCGGTAATAGAATGTATTGCTGCTTAAATGCACATTGCAGTTGTTGCTACATTGCTTGTGTATGTTGTCTAGGTGAAATCTCAACTGTGGTGCGGCCTTCACAGTGCGGTAATGCCCTGCATCGTATTTAATGTTTGGGTTAGTCGTTCCGCAACTGATACAAGGCTCGTAAAAATCTCTTAACTTCACATACTGGTTACAGTAGCGCTCTACAATCTTTAACCACTTTGATAGCGGCCTAATCTCTACAAGCTTCTGCTTAGTTTCTTTCCGTACTCGCTTGGCCTCACTCGCCTCACGTTTAATGCGTAGGCTTTTGGCGTGATCCGCAGCGCATTGCCAATCACATACCGATTGCATCTGCTTCTCTGGCTGAAAGTATTTTTTGCAGGCTTTGCAGCGTTTCTTCTTAGGTGGTTTGATTGGTTTAATCATGCAAACCTCAACATCTTCTCTACTACGTTATTCACCTCTTCGCGCCCTGCGTATGTGCTTAAAACATCAGCAAGCAATACATCAAGGCAACGGTTATAAACTTCTTCAAAGTCTGGTTGCTCCATCCTTGCAAAGCTGATTGACTTAGGTTCTAACCTTAAACGACCATCTAGCCCGAATGTCTGCTCATAAAACCCTGCGGCAATCAGTACATCAGCGCGGAATATTTCAAAGTTCTTTTGCACTTCGCGGCCTTTGTAGCTTTTATGCTTGCGCTGTGGCTCCCATGCATCAAAGCCTAGGTTCAACATTGCGAAAAACTTGCGATGATGGCGGCTATTGCGTGGTAACTTTGCCTCGATAGAACACAACTCACCCTCTTCAAGTCTGCTTAAGCGTGTCTTGAAGTTTTTGTAAGCAACCTGATCGGCTTCACTCATTCCGCGAAGTGAGCCGTCTGGTTGTTTTACTAGGGTGATGGTTGCCATTAGTCAGTACACCCACAATCCGCAAGCTCAACATCCTCGTAACCGTAAAAGTCACCTTGGCTTACTGCCATTTGTTTAATTTCAAAGTAGCTAGGCCTATCTTTTCTAAACTTACCTGTCTTTGCGATAAGTTCTTTTTCAGAAAATGGCCTTGATTCTTGCTCGATCCACCAGTCTGCTAGGCTTGGCGCTTCACTTACCAATGAGAGCGTTTGTCCTGCGCCTTTTAAAAAGCACAAATCACAATTGCCGTGCATAGTTTTGCCGTTCATGTTTGGCAAGTTGAGATCAAACGGCTGACCTTTCCAAAACTTTCCAACATCTGCGGCCGTTATTCCGATGCTTGCCAATGGTGCGTATCGTTCAAATGGTTCTGATGATGGGATTGATAACTTAGCCACACGGCTTGGCTCGTCCGATCTAAAACCAATGGCAACATCCCAGTTCTTCCAGCCAAGAACTTGTTGTGCATATAGCTTCATTACGCGAATTTTTAATTCAATCGTGCAAAATCGCATTGTTGGATTAGGCAGATAGTTCTTATGCGTAATGAGGTCGGCAAACGGCTCGCCATTTCTGCTTGCTGTTTCGTAAGTCACTTCACGCCAGCGCTTTTGTGGCTCTTCGTGTGATTGATACTCAAGCCATACAATCGGCACATTCCAGCGTTTTGAACACTCATTAACAAAGTCCAATGTTTGCGGCATTTCTTTACCTGTGTTTGCAAATACAACCTTTACAAAATCAGGTAATACTCGATCATGAGCATCAAGCAACATATCAAGCATCATTCCGCTAGTGCGGCCACCGCTAAAACTAAGCATAGTTGGTGATGTTATTACTAAGCCCATACCTACCACTCAACCTTTGCAGGCTCTTCATCAGTACCCTTGCTCTCGTAATTAGGGCAATCGGCAGCAACCCAAAAATCACGGTAGCCAACGCCATAGCCATTCGGTAAGAACCGTTTGCACTTCTCTCGATGCTGGCAAATGTGCGTTTGCACTGGTGATTCACCGCGGCAAAACTCGTATGAACTTGTTGGTGTTGGCTTACTCATGATTAACC